CCTTCGTGTCGACTTTTCGGTCGTCGCTGGTTCTGATATGGCGGATGCCGAAGACGTTCGGGCAGCTGTTAGCCTCCTTATTGGAGCGCTGTCTCAGCAGTCTGCTGGGATTGGCGACACCCTTGTCTCGGCGATTATCTAACCGGCCTCGTCGGCCGGGTAGATCGTCGAAGAGTCTCGGGTTGTGCGTTGTCCTCTTGCTCTGTTGTCTAGCTTATCTTTTTGGCGATGTGAAACTCGCTTTAGAGATTTTGTCTAGCTTCATCTAGAGGACTTTCAGCTTCTCTTTAGGAGAGTCTATGGATGTTTCATCCTCTGCTCTTTTGGGCTACTTACATGAAGACCTCAGAGAGGTTAACCCAGATATGGCCTTTGATGGGCCAGACATGGATTACTTTCCTGGTGCAACCGTTCTTGACGTTCTTTGTCTACGTCTTCATTCCTCTTTGCTCAAGAAATTAAGCGACGAGGTTAAAGTTGACGCGGATGAAAGGTGCCTCGAAAAGTTCCTAGCAGCTAATATTAGATGCCGGGAATGGCGGTTAGATTGCGAGTCAGTGTGGGATGATATACTCGTCGGGACTTTCAAACAGTCTCTCGAGTCTCTATCATACCCTCGCGGCGAGTTCATGGTCAACTCTTACTTCGATCTTCTTGATCGAGGTAGGTGCGGGCCAGGTGCAAGCCTTGGTGCGAACGGGGTCGACTTCTATACGAAGTTGTTCTCGTCCAAATTGACTGCAACGTCTTCATGGTTGTACAATGTGTACAACGAGTATATCTGTTGGTTTGCCAAGTGGCGCAACGGCGAATTCGATCGCCTTATTGCGTTTGGACTACCTCAGTATACCCTTTGTAGTAACTTGTCATTTGTGCGAAAGACGCGCGATATATCTCGTTCCATCTGTACTGAACCTACACTGAATATGTTTTTTCAGCTTGGGCTCGGGGAGATTATAGGCTTTGAACTCAATCGATCCTTCGGGATCGATTTAAGTTCTCAGCCTGAACGGAACAAGAGTCTCGCTCAGAGAGGGTCCGTTGACGGTAGTCTCGCGACTATCGACCTCGAATCCGCCTCTGACTCCGTAAGTTTGAATATGCTTGAGAGTTTTCTACCGGATTATCTGAAGGAGATAATTTGGCAGATTCGAACTCCGCGTACTCGGATTTACGGGGTAGAGACGACGCTACATATGGCATCTACTATGGGGAATGGTTTTACCTTTCCGCTGCAGACAGCTATATTTGCGTGTATCGTTAGTGCGGCCGCCAAGTGTAGGGGTATTCCCCTTACGCGTTGCGACGTTCCCAATGCAAACTGGGGAGTTTTCGGTGATGATATCATCTGTCCCACGGAAGTGGTGCCAGATGTTTTTCGTCTCCTTAAACTCCTTGGTTTTGTTGTGAACAGCACTAAGTCCTACGTAAGTGGACCGTTCCGTGAGAGTTGCGGTGCTGACTTCTACAAAGGAGTCAACGTTCGAGGAGTGTACGCAAAGTCACTTCTCACGCCACAATCACGGTATGTACTCATTAACCTCCTAAACGAATGGTCGACTCGCTCTAACATTCTGTTAAAGCGAACCGTCGGGTACCTCGTTGACTCGGTAAAGGTATTGGCAATACCTCCATGGGAAAACGTCGACTCGGGTATACGAACCCCGGTTCCTTTAGGTCGGTGCTGGCATCGTGGGAAGCAACGATATTTATATCGTTGTTTTTACCCACACCAACCCGTCCTATTAGTAACCGAGGATAGTATTACGTCGTCTCAACGCTCTCGCAAGAGGGCAAAGAGGCGGATCTTCAGTCCAGATGGACTGTGGTTCTCGTTTTTAGGTGGGTACATACGAAATGGACAGATCCCACTCTCCCTTAAACAAGGAGAGCGGCCTGTCTATCGCATGAGGAGGAAGGTATCGCCCTTTTGGGGCCCTTCTTCCGAACAGCTG